ACATATTCATTAAAGATATATTTGTTAGCGTGATAGTCTACACTACGTGCATAGTAGCCCGCAATCTCACCTGAGCCTTTGATGTAACTCATGTAGCGAACTAACATGAATGATGTAAATTTCTTTTGTTGCTCCAGGGGCAATTTGTCATAGAAAGTATAATCTTTTCTGTCTAACGCCGCAATTGCATCAAACAACGGAAAGTCTTGCTTCTCAAGTTGTTCGTCTTTGGGTACTGATGCTTTTCTAGTTGCCATTAGAATGCCTGACTATAATCTACTATCTCACAGTTACGACTAATTTCTTTTACAAAGTACACGCATCTTGGTTTAGGACCATCATCTAACGGGACACATAAGAACTGTCCGTTCTTTAATCGGGGCGCATACCATGTTACATCGTGGTAAATATCTACAATCTCAATCGGCACGAATGATGGACCAAAACTAGTTAACGGATTAAATTCAAACGCATTGAATCCTCTGTCATTGATACTTGTTAATGGTAATGTTTCTAAATCACCATGTTCTTGTTCACCAATAAGAATCTGCCAATCAATAGGCATCTTAATCGTGCTGTTACCAATCTTCAATACAAGCGCAGGGCTATTGAATGATTCTAAAAAGATTAATGGGATGTAATGATAGTCTACATTACTTGGGTTACTGTTATCTAAGATAGCAAAACGCAGGTCATCAATCTCTTCAGGAAGTGTTTCTAAGTTATAGAATTCGTTGTCTAGGGTTAATATACGCATAATGTATTATATCACTTATACTTTAGTTTTTCTACGTCAAACGGGTAGTTAGCTTCTTTGTAGAATGCTTTCCGTTGTGTCAAGTGTCGTTTGGCAAATTTGCAATTGCTTGTAATATCCCAAATCTGAACAAAATCTTTATCTTCTGCTTTACGAATACCACGACCTATTGATTGAATAACTCTTACAAAACTCTTACCCGGTTCTAATAGCATCACATTAAAGATACGAGGAATGTTAATACCAACTGCCGCTACTCCATACGTAGCAATGATAATCTTGTTTGTAGCAGTAGCAATGTCATCATAGTGTTCGGTTCTAGTTGTACCCTTAGTACCGCCCGACACGAATACGACATTCTCTTCCGGCACTCCTAGTTCTTCTAGTTTCAAATGAAGCAATTGCCCTGCTTCAATCCTATCAACTAGAATTAATGTGTTGCCACTGTTCTTAACTGTATTAGATAACTCAGCAATCTTTTGCATTCGTTTTTCATCACTGGTCAAGAATTTAAGTTCACTTTGATAGTTTGTAAATTCCATACCATCTTGCAATTGAACAATATTCACGTGACATTGTGATAATACACCCATGTCTTGTAGTGTACTTGCTGACAATTGATTAATGACAGGACCCAAACTTACAGTCAATGACATTGATTCATGTTTAGCTTTAGGAATAGTTCCAGTCAATCCCCAACGTAATGGGATACGACTCATCACACCAGACAATAATGATTTAAGAACATCAGCTTTTGCTTGGTGCACTTCGTCAACAATAACACATACTACACCTTCGATGAAGTCTTGAAATGGTACTTCTGCTTCTCCTGCTTTAGTGTTCTTCAACATGTTACCTAGACTTTGCCACGTGCAAATTGTATGTGTCTTATCGTATTCTTTGCGGCCACCGTAATAGACACCCACATCTAGACCCAAGTTGATGTAATCTTTTTCTGTTTGTGTAACTAAGCTAGTGTTGGGCACAATGACGATACTACGACCATATTGTTCTACACAACTTGATAGTGCGGCTGTGATTAATGTTTTACCTGCACCAGTTGCAATCTCTTGTAATGATTGTGGGTTCTTCAAATAGTTATTGATAATCTCAATTTGATAGTCACGCAATATGATAGGTTGTCCCACCATTGGATGACCCACTGGCCAATTCTTATGTTTGAATGTATCCTCGGACACTTCAGTAAATGTGAACGTTGTTTGGTAATCTCTAGTATCATCTAGTTCAATATCGTAACCAGCTTGATCTAGTAATGGCAATATCTCTGGTAGCAAGTTGATATATGTGCTACCACCTAGAGCAAAGAAACTACTCTTACCATTCCATCTACCTAACCTTACTGCAGGAAGATATCTTGCCCCGGGAACTTCAAACTCAAACATTTTCATCAATGTCTTGCGGTCTCCCAATTCTAGTCCCTCAAGTTTGACGTTTACTTCATCTCTAATTATTAACTTACATTCTTTCATTTAGGTCCTAAATCTATTGGTTCCGAGTTTACGAATTTGATTATTTTAAACAGTTTCATTGGCTTCTCGTTGACTAATGAGAAATGTCCACGTTGATACACTATAACAGGATTAACATAATCTTTCAAGTCTTTAGGATTTTTACAAACATTAATACTTGTATCATGTATATCTAATTTAGAACTAACTAGAAATGCTTTGGGTTCACATATAGCATCACATCCAAATTCTTCTAACCATTGTACTGCCAATTTAGAATCACACATTTCAATATCTAATTGAAAACTTGCGGCAAGTCTTACTTTAGTCGGATGTTCTGTTTCCAAGAAATGATCCTTAACTGATTGGTCAATGACAACACCATACTTAACTAATGTTGCTATCGTTTTCAAATCATCTGTTATTTGAATGTCTTTGATTGCTTCATATAAATGTTCATTCATAGCGGCAATATAGAAATGTCCTTTGTAGACTAGAGTGGGAACCCAGTATTTAACATTCTCATATACGCTAAGACTATCTATAATTTGTTTAACCGTGTCACAATAATTCAATATAGAATAATGATCCGCAGTTAAGTACATCAATTCTTTTAGATTGGTATGACTGTATTCACCTTCATATTGTCGTCTATCCTTGATCCATTCAAGTGAATAGATTGGGTTCTTTTTAAGTGCTGTTAAAAAGTTTTTGTTGAAGGGTGAACGTAGAATAAGTTTATCATTCTCTATTTTGATTGAGGCTCCGGTATACTCCGCAATACTTTCAACGACCTTAACATCCCATGGCCTAGTCAGTACTTCTTCCACTTCAATTTTTAATTGAGAGAATTGTTTTTTGTATTTACCTGCTACCTTTCTAAACAAAAGGTCCTGATTGCTTGTGATCCGATTATGTTGTGTGATATAAAGGGTCAGATTATTTACAAATTGGTCATCATATCTGCTCAGTCTAATATTACTAAGCATCCATGTTGCAAGTTCATTTAATGTTTTGAAATCCATCTTAATAGTATAACAGGACACTTTGCAAAAAGCAAATTAATAGGCAAAAAAGGGGAACCTAAGTTCCCCAAATGCTCAAGGAGCATGATGAAAAAATTATCGAAGCGGACTTATTGTCATTGCCGCTACGCACACTGCAGGGGTTAAGCCTTCATGCAAGTTGCTTTAGCAAGTTCACGCCAGTTAGCACTAATCTTAACTAAGTCAGCAACCTTCAAACACATACGCAAGGACACTTCACGCAATTTGCTATGATTGTCCCAAATGAACGACATGATTTCATCTGTCTGTTCTTGCGTAAAATCATACTCACTAAACAGACCACCATCAGCATCACGATGAACCTGCTTGATACGCAACATTTTGTCACGCTCACTATCAACTGTCAGGTCCAGAAAGTGACAACGTGATTGCAATGCATCTAAGTGAGGTTGCATCTTGCCGGCTTTCTTAGCATCAAACGATTTGTTTGTAATGAAAATAATTGAGCCGTTAAAGTTGAAACTATTCGGGATACCTTCATCACGCAAAATACGTGAATCTTTATTCCAAGAAATTCTACGTGTCTTGCCTGAATCAAGCGCACCTTTCAGTACGTTGATAGCGTCCTGATCTTCCCAGATATCGCAATCATCAAACACTAGCACGTTCTTAGCATCACTAAATTTGTACAACTTAGCGAACAAGCCGATACCTGACATAGCACCTTTGACAACTTCAAAGCGAACTTTCTTGCTTGCAAGTCTGTCAAACATACTTGCTTTTTCCATTTGCAAATTCACACCGTGTGACTTGCCGATACCTGCAGGACCTGTCACAATCATAGCACGTATGTCACCACTGATACATGCCTTAGACATTTCATCAAGAACTGCAAAACGATTAGCAATGCGGTCCATTGCTTCTGTTTCTGTTTCTTTATGTGTTTCCATTTTTACCTCATCACGACCTGACACAAATTCAATCATTGATTGACTCTCAACATTTACACGAACCTGATCGGGACGATTCGGGAATTGACCTTC